TTCATTTTTAGAATTGGTAGTTTTTATCTCAAGATTACCATCATTATTTATATTGAAATCTTGGATCATACCCTTATTTTTCAGAATAGACCCAGTAATAAAATTAGCTACAGTATTTTTACCAGACTGTTTTCTTCCAGATATAGCTATTATTTTAGCCATCAATATGTTCCTTTCATATTTGACAAAATGGATGTTTGTATTTTTTCTATTGTCATATCTCCAATGTCCTTTTCTGTAATTTTGGGAAATGACAATTTGTATATTCTGCCTAGTTGACGTTTTATTTGTACTTTTGATTCTTTACCAGACTGATCATTATCTGTTAAGATGATTAAGTGCGTTATCGGTAACTTTAATAATTTATCTATCTGTTGTTCTGTTAAAGTTTTACCAAAAATACTGACAGCGTTTATTACTCCAGCTTCGTACATTTTCCAAACATCACCTTGACCTTCTAATATATATAGACATGAAGTTTCTTTTGCTTTTTCTATTGCTCTATGATAGTTGTAAAAATAGTTTCTTTTGTCAAAACCCTTGGGGTATATTATGAACTTAGGTGTACGATATTCTTTTGTAGATCTTCCAATTAAGCCAATAATATTTCTTCCAAGATCATCATGAATTGGTATGATTGCTCTATCTTTCATTATACCGCTTTGCTCACAATCTTTCACACCAAAATGATCTAACGTTTTTTTATCAAATCCACGGTCTATAAAATATTCAGACGAGTTATGTAACTCAAAGTCAATCTTAATAGACGGCGTTTTAGTGTTCTGAACTTTTGAATGAAATTTATTTATATTGTTGACTAATTGTACAAATTGATCTTCTTCTACTTCTTCTGTTTTATGTTCTATCCTAACGCTTCCATTGATTTCTAATAGATTTTTAGACCATTTTAGAACATCTGAAAAGTCTATTGGTTGATTCTTTTGTTGTGATAAGACACCTTTTATTAGACCAAATATATCATTACCATGTTCATTTTGACAGTCTCTAGTCCAACACTTCCAAATTCCTTTATTTCTAGAAAAAGAAAATGCTCTTGGATTATCACTGTCTTGATGAATTGGACATATTGAATAGATATTTTCTGAAAATAATTCATAGTCAATATCTAACTTTGTCAACACTTTTTCAATATTATTATTCAGTTGATTCTTGATCGTCTGTAAGTTCATTTTTGATTTTATCCATAGCTTCTTTTGCTACTAGTCCGGTATCACCAACTGGTTGATTTTTAAATTCATTTCTAGTTCTCAATTCTAATAATTTAGCATGAGAACCGACCATTTGCATATTAATATAGTCTCCGTCGTTTAGTCCAGCACCATGCCTTGTTACAATTGGGACTAACTTTCTATTGCCAGCATTAGGACCATCTTCTGCTAGTTCTTCTGGAGATTTTGCTTTGAATATAGTAAATGATGTACATAGCCAAATTAATCTATCAGAACCGCTAACAGCGTCTGTACTTTCTTTAGTAATGCCATCTCTATTCAACTGAACAAATGATAGACATGGTATATCCAATTTAACACATAGATTATGTAAAGATGTTATTTGAAATCCAAGAGCTTGATATTCTTGTATATTATTAGTTATAGACTCGGAAGACATCAACTTCAAATAATCATAAATTATTACGCAATCATTCGTTTTACCAGTTTCATCAGTTTTAACTTCTTGTACAACCCATCTACGGATTAAGTTTAAGATTGACTCAAACGGTTTACCAGCAACACTAATGTAACTATATGGAACCTTTTCTAGGGTTGCCATAGCCTGTTGTATTTTTCTGTGTTTATCTTCATCCTCAGAAAATTTTCCAGTTGCAATATCATTTATTGGTATGCCGCTAATATTAGCTAACAATCTATTAAGATGATCTTCTTTGGACATCTCCGTATCTAGCACTAGAACCGGAATGCCAAGAGATGTAATATTCAAAGCAACATTATCAGCAAAAACAGATTTACCCACTTTAGGTCTTGCAGATACTAAGTCTACACACTTTCTGCGTAGTCCACCACCAATTGCTTGATCATATCTACTAAAGCCTGTTGGTATACCAATTATATCGCACTTGTTCTCTATTAGAAAATCTATATACTCATTTATGTTAGATCCAATTTTAGCTGGAGTTTCTCCACTGTTATCTTCTTCTCTAAGAAAATCTGTTACTGGACTTTCTAAGATTTGAACAATTTCATTGATGCTCTCATTGCCAGTTACCTTATCTACATCTTTATGAATTTTAGCGGTTAACTTTTTTATCTTTCTGGCAAATTCAAACTTCTTTAGCTGTATTGTAAAACTTAGTATATTTTCTATACTGATTGGAAAATCAAACAACGATTTAATATACTTTAGTTCTTGAGTAGTATTTATAGTTTCTGAATAATGTAGAACCTCTGCGGCAGCGAGAAGAGAAGGTATATCTATTTTTTGTTCTTTGTGAAGAATATGTTCAATACACCTATATAACATTTGGTTATTATGATTACCAAACGTATCCTGAGATATCAAGTCACATACTGTAATATGTCCATCTAATCCGTGTTGTATAAGCCCAGCCAACACTGCACGTTCAGACCCAACATCAATTAGTTTTTCTTCCATTATCGCTTTTTCCCCACACACCTATCGCATCGGACATATTCTCCATAAATAAATCTCTTGTCTGCTTTAAATGTTTTTCCACAGGCGTGACATTCTACCATTTGTTTTACTGGTGGCGGTCTTTTCCTAGGAGTTCTTTCTGTTTCTGGAGTAAAAATATCTCTACCCTCTCCAGTATCAACCCATTCATTTCCCCTTCCTCTCACTGGCTCTCTCCTTTGTTGATTTTGTATCTTAGGTTTTGTTTCTGTGATAAAATTTTGACTTTGACTGTTGCTAATATGTTTCTTTATTGTTGTTTGTTCACTTTGCTCTGTCGTGGGCTTATTATCACTTAAAGCTTTTAACAAAGCTTGCTTTTGTTCTTCGCTTAACGTCTTTATAAATTCTTCCATACTCATGATCTTTTGCCCTTTTCTAGTAGGATATCCGCTTTTCTCTTGATCTCATAAACCTTGCCATCTAGAGATTGTAGTCTTGCTTCTGCTACTAATCTCATTTGATCTACTTTTGCTGCATAGCTATTTTCTTGAACTATAATTTGTTTCTTAGATTCGTGTTTGGTATATTTATCAAAAGTGTCATTATGTTTTACAACTAATTTCTCTAATTGATCATTGCACCAATCTAACGCAATTTTATTACGATTTATATCGTCTTGTATATATGAAGCATAACTATATAACATATAAGCACTATCAAATAGTTCATCTTTAGTAAGTTTCTTCAGATTTTCTATTGACATATCTGCTACCAACAAAAACTCTTCTCTAAAAGATGAGAATTTTGTGTTGTGTCCATTGATGTAGTCGTCTATGTCTTTAATATGTTGTTCAAGATTTTCTTTAGCGGTTGACAATTTGTCGTCTCCAATCTTCATTTGAGTCAGAATACTTTAGAGTAACTAATCTTAATTTGTTGATGCGGCACCACTCCATTTTATCATAGTCCTTGGCTTGAGACAAGACAAAATCTGCTTTGTTCTTGTGGAAAAATGGATTAAATTCATAGTGTTGTTGACCGTGAACTTCAATTGCCATATTAACCTGTGGTATGAAAAAGTCTAAATACAAAACCCCTCTTCGATGCCTTGCGGTACTTCCGGGTAACTTAACCTCTTCAAGTATCCTATAACTATGGAATATATCTTTTAGTAAGATTCTAGCTCTTAAATGGTACTTAGATCTTGATCTTGTATCATTGGCTTTGACATCATATCCAGCTAAATTCCATACGTATTCTTTACCATTTATTCCAATAACTTTCAATATAGCTCCTTTATTTTTTCGTATACAAAATCCGCAATCAGTTTATTCTGTGTTAAGAATTCGCATACATTGTTAACACCTTGAAACTTAAAGAATTTTTCAACGTTTTCTTCTCCAGATATATTATTGTCTGATAATATCTTTGAGATTATTGGATGATTTGTATTTTCTACAGCACACGATATAGTGTACCAAGCTCCACTAGCCTTTATTAATCTAAACTCACAAGCTATGTGAATAATTTCTTGCACTTCGTCTATTCCTACACCATATCGAATCCAACTTTCGGCGGTGCTATTTGGTCTTCCACCAGCGTTAGAAGTTTTAATAGACCAGTTAGCAATTTGTCCAACGTGTTCGCCAGTGTCTTTTGGTACTTGCCACTTACCACGATGTGTAATAATCATATTGGTTCCAGCTTGATATTGTAACATGTTTCCACAATCTGCCATTTTTGATGGTGCATATGGAGATCCTCCGGTATTAGCAATATTGTGTGTGATGCAAATTAGCATAATTTTATTCTTCATCAACGTGCCACTAATACGCTTAAAAAACATAGATAGTAATCTAGGTAAAGCATTTCTAACACCGGTCCTAACCTCCCCTTCAAGTTCACAAGCGGGAACCATGTTTGATAAAGAATCTGCTATTATTAAACAGCCGGGATCATTGTTGATATAGTACTCTATAATGTTGAGAAAATCTTCGGCTGTTAGTATTCTATCATCTGTTGATTCGATGATAATAATATTGTCTGGATTTAGACCCTTTATTCCTTCAAAATTCTGTTTTGATAATCTACCTTCAGTATTGACATAGATTACTCTTTTATTTTTAGCTTGACATTTAGCAGCAAAATGCAAAGCGGTTGTAGTTTTACCACTTTTCGGATCGCCCGTCATGACTACAACAGAACCTTCTCTTAAACCTCCACCTAGTGCAATATCTAATGCTGGAGATAAGCCTATAACTTCTAGACTATTAATGGACTCTAGAACTTCCGTTCCGCTTCGCACAACATCTCCATACTTAGTAATGACAGAATTGCTTACTACATCGGAGTCAAACTTAGATATTGATTTCTTTTTTGTTTTATTCATAAGTCCCTCAATTTATTTAACATTGTCTTATTTTTAGTTGATGTTTGAGTTTTTCTTAGTTCCAATTGTTGTGGAGGTTCGGTAGTAACTGGTGCTTCAAGTGCCTTTTGCTTGTCTGCTTCTTCCCTTACCCTACTATCATACATTGCGATAACACGTTCCGCAAGCGGATTAATCTTGTAGCCCCTACCATCTTGCACACCAAGTACTAGCAGTTTGTCAAATTCTTTTGATTTGATTGCTCTCAATATTGCTTCTTCGCTATATTTCTTTTTAAGCTGTCTTGCTGCACCAAGTTGTTTTTTCCACAACCAGTGATTAGGATCTCCCTTAGTCCAAAACTTGTAGGAAGGTTTACCTAGATTTAGTTTTTCAGCCCTTCTAAGTACAATATATTCAGCAACATACGCTTCAAAAGTGCAATACTCACCAGTATGGATATGTTTATACTTATGAGTTTCTGACCATTGAGATTGATACTTTTGGTTGAATAATGAAGGTTTATCTTTCTTTGTCATATACAACTAAAGCCTCTTTCAAACAGTTTTCAACTTCGTCTTCTAATTTTAGATCTTCTATCAATTCTGGTATAGCATATAGTGTGCGATATATTTTATTTTCCCTTAACACACCAATGCTATAGCATTGTTTTGTTTCACCACCAAGTGTACCTTTTGCCGTTTTAGATAAATAAACACCATCGGCATTAGTAGTATCAAAATCTACAACATGACTTTTATACTGTAGAGAAATTTTACTAATAGTTAACTTGTTAGCGTTACAATAATTCCCAATCGTTAGCCAATCACTATAGTCTTCTAAATAAATATCAGATTCATCTGATGTATGAACAATGATCCATATATTTCTTCTGTCTTGGCTAGAAAGCTGTTTATACCTTTGTAGGAATTGTTCTTTGCCAAATATATAGCTCATTTTATTTTAGTTATACAAGATGTTTTAGGCTTGTTAATAGTTTTATTATTTCTTCTTTTTTCATCAGACATACTTGACGCATTTTCTGTCATGATCGTAACACCATTAGTTCTAGCAAATTGATCACCGACAGTAATTGTTGGCTTTTGTCTGACATGATTCTTTTTAATGTAGCTTTCTATAGATGTTATTGTTCTATCTAGATCTGTAGCGATTTCTGCAACAGTCATGTTCTTGTAATTGTTGTCTATATAAAATGCTTCTACTTTCCCAATCGGTCCTTTTTTAGCCATTGATAAAACTCCTTTGCGCTCTAGTCATATATAATGAATTTTTTGTTTTTAGGTACATGATATAATAATCAAACGTTTGTTGGTCCACAGTTTTGAGTACAAGATTGATATTTTTTCTGTGACCGTCTGCACCCATTGGGTCATATAACACATTATTATATGTTGATATTTGATACTGTTTATGATTAGAACCATCTGC